ATGATGTGCGTGATGGTGGTGGCACAGTTTTTCCTGTTCTGGGATTTGCAATACAAGCCGTACAAGGCAGGGTTCTTATGTTTGGCAACCTTGATAAGAACAAGGTTCCGCATCCTGCATCATTGCATATGGGACTACCTCCAGAAAACGGAGACAAGTGGATTATAACCTTTTGGTTTCGGGAGAAAGATGTAATGGTAACTAAGAAAGAACTTAGAAAAGAATTAAACTCAAAAAAAGCCACTAGCATAGATAAAAAGCCAGTGGACTCTAAACTTCATGCTAAGAATGTGCATAAGAAATTTAAACAAATTGCCGCAGATAGGAGTGAAATGCCGTTATGAATTCTTCAGGATGGAACTATGATACTCCTACCTCACGACCTTGGAAACTAGATATTAATACTGACGGCACTGCAACTATTAATACCTACCAAGATGTACAGCCTATCATAGAAAAGAATAAGTTAGACTTAATTAACTATGGCGACAAACTTACATTTGGTAAAGCCTCTGGAAGACATACTGGTGGAGTTACAGTTGCTTCCATTCCTACAAATATCTGGGAAATATGGCTAAAAGAAACAAACGGTGCTATTGAAAAAGACGAAAAACTATTAGCAAAATATTTGAATGATCCTGACAACAAGTTTCTCAGGACTACACCTACGAGGATTTAATCATGTGGTTATATCAGCCTACGTTTTCTGGGAATGACCAGAAACCAATTATCAATAACAAAGTCTGGTTTAAGAGCAAGAATAGTTAATGGCTATTAATTCGTACTCCACTCTTCAGACGGCTGTGGCTAACTGGTTGGACAGAGATGATCTGTCTGACCGGATACCAGAGTTTATTTCGTTAAATGAGGCAGTGTTTAATAGAGTTCTACGCATTAGACCGATGGAGACTATTGTAACTACTGCTACAGTTGGAGGAACAAAGGCTTATGATCTTCCTACTGGATACGTTCAGATGCGGGAGATACATTTAGATACAAGCCCTATTACCTCTGTGCAGTATATGACTCCAGAGATGCTGTATAGAATTTGGGCTGGCAGTTCTTCTGGCAAACCTAGCGCGTACAGTATAATTGGGGATAAGATTTATTTTGGCCCTACCCCAGATGCGGCTTATGATTATGTAATGACGTATTATAAAAAGTTTGATACGCTTAGTGACGCAACTACAACAAACTGGATTATACTTAACGCACCTGATGTTTATTTGTATGGAACTCTATTACAGGCAGAGCCATTCCTTATGAACGATCAGCGTATTCCTATATGGGAACGAGGATTGAGACAGGCTATTGCTGATTTACAGGAGCAGGATGACAAAGATAGACATTCTGGCTCTGAATTAAGGGTGATGAACACCTCTGGATATTATTAGGATATAAATTATGGGTATTGAATCTGGAAATTATATTACAAATTTAAATAGCGCAAATCCGCTATCAAGCGATAACGTAAGTGAAGGCGATGACCATTTGCGTTTGCTTAAAAACGTATTAAAGAAAACTTTTCCAGCAGGTACAAATGATGCGGGACCGGATCAGGCTGTTCAGGTTATTATTACTAAGTCTTCAGCGCCTACTGTTAGCGGAAACGCCGCACAATCAACAGGATTGGTCTGGCTAGACACCTCAAACAATGTACTCAAGATCAGAAACCAAGCCAATGATGCGTGGATTACTCTTGCGGTTGATCCAGAGACAAGCAACAGTGTAGATATTAATGCGGGAACTATTGATGGTGCTACTATCGGAGCGACATCAGCGTCTACTGGTAAGTTCAGCACTCTAAATGTGGCCGGAGATGGAGCCACAGTAACAGGAATCAAAGATGAAGATGATATGGCCTCCGACTCGGCTGTTAAACTTGCTACTCAACAGTCGATCAAGGCGTATGTTGACTCCCAAGTTACAGCACAGGATTTGGACCTCATCTCTGACAGCGGCACTATCGACATTGATCTTGATTCAGAGAGCCTTACTGTTAGCGGTGGCGAGGGTATTGATACTTCAGCGACAGGTACGACACTTACAATTGCGGCAGAAGAAGCCACATCGTCAAACAAAGGTGTAGCCTCATTCTCTACTGATAACTTTAGTGTATCCTCTGGCGCGGTAACGATTAAGGACGAAGGCGTTTCTAATGCTGAGTTAGCGCATATGGCCGCTAATACAGTTAAAGTAAGAGACGCTAATTCTACTGGCGACCCATCTGATAAGGCTGTTGGTGATACTCAGATATTAATTGGTGATGGAACTGGCTTTACAGCGGCGGCTATATCTGGCGATGCCACAATGACTAATGCTGGTGCAGTTACTGTAACAAAACTGCAAGGAACGTCAGTAACATCCACATCTCCAACTAACGACCAATACTTAAAGTATTCATCTTCTTCAAGTGAATGGCAAGCGGTGGACGTTCTTGCTCCTGACCGACTTACAACTAAAGGTGACTTGCTTGTCTACAATACTGTAGACTCTGAGACAAGACTTCCAGTTGGAGCAAACGACCTTGTACTGACAGCCGACTCTAGTGCTACTAACGGTGTAGCGTGGGCCGCATCATCTGTAGCAGACGAAGCAATAACCAATGCTAAACTGGCTCACATGGCGGCTAATACTGTCAAGGTTAGGGATGCTAACTCATCAGGTGATCCATCTGACAAGGCTGTAGCAGATACACAAATCCTTATAGGAGATGGCAGTGGATTTACTGCCGCCGCTCTTAGTGGTGATGTGACAATGGCTAACACAGGTGCGGTAACTATTGCCAGCACTGCTGTAGAAAACTCTATGGTAGCCACAGGTATAGATGCCGCCAAACTTGCAGACGGTACTGTATCTAATGCAGAATTCCAGTACATTAACTCTCTTAGTTCTAACGCACAAACTCAGATAGACGCTAAAGCCGCAGTCGGCACTGCTAATACATGGACAGCAGGACAGCGTGGAGAGATTACCGCTCTTTCAGATGGCGCAACAATAACTATTGACATGGCCGATAGTAATAACTTTTCTGTAACATTAGCCGGTAATAGAACATTTGCTAACCCATCTAATGATACGGCGGGTCAGTGCGGTAGTATCTTTATCACGCAGGATGGTACTGGATCAAGAACAGCCAGTTGGGGAACCGATTGGGATTTCGCAGGAGGAACTGCACCTACATTGACTACGACAGCAGGAGCAGTGGATAGAATTGATTACGTTATCAAAGACGCAACTAACATTCATGCGGTGGCTACTCTTAATTATTCCTAATGCCCATTTTTAATAACATACTCGCTGGCGCATCTGGTCAGGCGACTGGCTACGATATCGACCAGTCGTTGCGGTTTAATAATCCTGATGGAGCGTATCTGACATTTACTCCGTCTTCTACTGCTACAAGTACAAAAATATTTACATTCAGTGGTTGGGTAAAAAGAGGTCAAGTTGATCAGGAAAGGCGTATTTTTACAGCGGGTGAGGCTGGAAGCACTCCAAGAACAGATTTCACTTTTGGCAGTACAGGAGCTTTAAGCATCGGCGTAAACCCCACCGGAAGTGCGTGGTATATGGCTACTACAACCGCGCTATACCGCGACCCTAGTGCTTGGTATCACATTGTTTGGTCAATGGATACCAGTCAAGCAAGTGCTTCAAACCGCTCAACGCTTTATGTCAACGGAGAGCAGGTCACTGACTTTTCTTCAAACACCTTAAATGACTCTACTGCTATCCCACAGGATTCAACTGTTCTTATGGGTCAGTCAGGGATGTTGCAGGCCATTGGTGCTTACGCAAACAATTTGGCGCAAAGCATTTATGACGGCTACCTAGCAGAAGTCCATTTTATAGACGGACAAAAACTTACACCCGCATCCTTTGGTGAAACTAATTCAGCCACCAACCAATGGGTTCCTATAGAAGTAACAGGACTGACCTATGGAACTAACGGTTTCTACCTTCCATTCTCAGCCACGGAACTAGCAAATAGTTTTAGTAACGATACTAATTCTGATGCTTTTGTTCCTTCAGCAAACTTAACTGTTAATTATATAGTTGTTGCTGGTGGCGGGTCTGGAGGAGCGGGAGATAGCGGTAACTACGGCGGTGGCGGTGGTGGCGCTGGTGGATTACTTTCTGGATCAACAAGTGTTACTTCAGGAACTTCATATCCTATAACTGTTGGCGCTGGTGGAGCCGCTATTGCTCCATCTGCTAGTAGCGGTTCTAAAGGAAACGATGGATCAAATAGTATTTTTTCCTCCTTTACCGCAATAGGCGGCGGTGGCGGTGGATTTATGAGTACAGGTGGTAATGATGGCGGCTCTGGAGGCGGTGATGCAGGAGGTGGCGGTGGTGGCGGTGACGGAACTTCTGGTCAAGGCAATGATGGTGGCGATCATGATAATTATTTAGGCGCTGGTGGTGGTGGTGCAGGAGGCGCTGGGCAAACTCGTAGCGGAACTACAGGTGGCGTAGGTGGTGCTGGCGCAGATCATAGTGGAACATTTGGAACCGGTTACGGTGTATCTGGATTATTTGCTGGTGGCGGTGGCGGTGGATATACAACAGGAGGCGGTCAAGGAACTGCGGCTGGCGCTGGAGGCTCAGGAGGAGGTGGAGCCGGTGGAGCGGTTGACGGAACCGCAGGAGCAACAACTCCGGGAACGGCTGGAACTGCAAATACAGGCGGTGGTGGTGGTGGTGGATCGGCTTATCATAGCGGATCAACTAGCAGTAGTGATGGAGGATCGGGTGCTGGTGGGTCAGGCGTTGTCCTTATTCGTTATGAAGGTTCATCTCCACAAGCAACTGGCGGCACTATATCTACGGTAAATATTAGCGGAACAGATTATCAAGTTCACGCTTTTACTAATGTATACAATGACCACACCATAACAGCCAACGGTGACGTAACTAATACCCGCGCTCAGAAGAAGGTCGGCAGTTCATCCATTAAGTTCGATGGTACTGGTGATTTTTTAACTTCTCCACATAGTAGTGATTGGGGTTTTGGAACTGGTGAATTTACATTGGAGATGTGGATTAGATTTGCCAATAAAAAGACTGGTTCAGGAGCGGCTGGCGCTAATGCGTTGCTTGCAAATCACGACAGCCCTGATGGTTGGCAGTGGATTTATCGTGGCAGTGATAATACGTTTGAATTTTGGTCTACAGATCAAGATGAATACAGCAGTAGTTCTATCACCCTTAA